TTGAGCAAGGGAAGCTCGGGAAATCAATTACGCAAATGGCCGTGGCTTGCAATACGGTGCGTTCAAACTTTGATTATTGGGAAGAAATGCACCCAGAATTTTCGGCGGCTCTCGCGCACGCGAAACAACTTTCGCAAGACTGGTGGGAGTCTGCGGGTCAAACCGGAATGATGACAAACAACTTCAACGCGAGCGTTTGGAAGCACATGGTGGCTTCGCGGTTCAGAGACGACTACGCTGACCGTAAGCTCACCGAGGTCACTGGCCGCGACGGTGGAGCCCTTCAGATTGAGGCCGTTACGATCGACGTAAAAGATCTCGACCCTGACGCTCGAGACGCTATCAAGGCGGCTCTGTTGGCCGCGGCTGAAGGCCAGTGAAGCACGAGTACATCATGATCGACGGGAAGCGCATCGATGTTAAGGCATCGCTCCGCGAGATCTCGAAGGTTGAATGTGCATCGAGCCTTTCCGAGTTCATCGCCCAAGCGTGGCACGTAGTAGAGCCTGGGCAAGAGTATGTCCACAACTGGCATATTGACCTGATCTGCGACAGCCTCGAGGCCATTACCGACGGCGTCATGGTGGACGACGAACGCTATTACAATCGCCTCCTGATCAACGTGCCGCCTGGCGCAATGAAGAGCCTAATCGTTAATGTTTTCTGGCCTGCGTGGGAGTGGGGTCCGGCGGGGTTGCCTAACCTCCGCTATGTCTGCGCCTCGCACTCGATGGATCTCGCCATCAGAGACTCGACCAAGATGCGGCGGCTCGTTCAGTCCGAGTGGTATCAAGAGCGGTGGGGCGATACCGTTAAGCTCACAGGCGACCAGAACGCCAAAACAAAATTTGAAACCACAGCCACGGGCTTCAGACAGGCCATAGCGGCGGGTTCCATCACTGGTGCTCGTGGTGACCGCGTGATCATCGATGACCCTCACAGCGTCGAAAGCGCGGCGTCCGAGGCCATGCGGCAGACCACGGTGGATTGGTTCGAGCGTGCGGTGCCAACCCGCCTGAACAACCCCGATCGATCCGCCATCGTCCTGATCATGCAGAGGCTCCACGAGGAGGATCTCAGCGGCGTGGCTCTGACCAAACAGCCTGGGCTCTGGGATCACATCATGATACCGATGGAGTACTCGCCCGATCGAGCCGCTCCGACCATGCTCGGCTTCGAGGATCCACGATCAGAGCTCGGCGAGCTGTACTTCCCCGATCGGTTCCCAAAGCACGTCGTGGAGCGCGACAAGAAGATCATGGGATCCTACGCCGTCTCAGGCCAGTTCCAACAGACCCCGACCGACGATAGCTCCGGCATCATCAAGCAGTCGATGTGGCAGTTGTGGGAGAACAAGGATCAGTTTCCCGCGTTCGACTTCATCGTGGCCGCGGTCGATACCGCGTTCACCGAGAAGACCGAAAACGACTACACGGCCATGTCCGTTTGGGGCGTCTTCTCCGAGGATCCGGTGGCCGAGGCGTCCAAGCGCGGCACAAGCTATCAGGTTGAGCGGACCTACAAACAGCCCCACCCGAAGCTCATGCTGATCTACGCATGGCAAGAGCGGTTGCAGTTGGCCGCGGTGGTCGAGAAGGTTGCCGCCACATGCACCAAGTTTAAGACCGACAAGGTGTTGATCGAGAACAAGGCCGCGGGAATCCCAGTCGCGCAAGAACTGCGGCGGCTCTACGCGGGAAAGGACTTCGGCGTTCAGCTTGACGACCCAGGCTCCACCGACAAGATCGCTCGGCTCTATTCGGTGCAACATCTGTTCGAGGACAAGTTGGTCTACGCGCCTGATAAGGCATGGGCTGACGAGGTCATCCAACAGTGCGCTCGCTTCCCAAAAGCCAAGCATGACGATCTCGTTGACACGGTGTCTATGGCTATGAGATATTTACGCCGCTCGGGCTTGATCCAACGCGCCGAGGAAGTGCAAGAAAACTACAATCAAGAGCGCACCCACCACGGTGCATCACCACCTCCGCTTTACTCGGTCTAAGGATCTGAACCATGTCTCTTGTCCCCAACATCCGCCAACCCGCCCCGATCGATGATCGAGATCCGATCGAAGATGGCGTGATCATCGAGATGGCGGACGAGGGTGGCGATCAGCACGAGTTCGATGACAAGGGCAACCTGTTAACGATCGAGCACGATGACGGCTCCATCACCCTGAAGCTCGACGGTGGTCCGCTCGAGAGGGCGGGGGCCGAGGGCACCAATGGGTGGTTTGACAATCTGGTGGACGAGATCCCCGCGATGGAACTGTCCCGCATCTCCGAAGACCTCATGCGCGGCATCGGCGATGACCTCGAATCCCGCAAGGAGTGGATCGAGGACCGTGCTCAGGGCATCAAGCTCCTCGGGCTCCGGATCGAATTGCCTGGCATCTCGGGTGCGGCAGACGGTGCTCCGGTCGAGGGCATGAGCAAGGTGCGGCATCCCCTGTTGCTTGAGGCGGTGCTCCGGTTCCAAGCCAACGCACGCTCCGAGTTGTTGCCCACCGACGGCCCAGTGAAGGTTCGCGAGGACAACAACAATGCCACCCTTGATAGTGATACGCTCGCCAACGACCTCGAGAAAGATCTCAATCACTACCTTACCTCCACAGCCAGAGAGTACTATCCTGACACCGACCGCATGCTTCTCATGTTGGGCTTTGGCGGCACGGCGTTCAAAAAAGTCTACTTCTGTCCACTCAGGGGCCGTCCTGTCTCCGAATCGGTTGACGCCGACGATCTGATCGTCAACAACGCGGCCACCGATCTGAGCAACGCCAAGCGCGTTACGCATCGCATAATGATGCGGCCATCGGTGGTGAAGCGCATGCAGATCATTGGTGCGTACAAGGACATTGATCTCTCCACCCCCAAGCAAGTGGATCTCGATGCGACACAGCGCGAGAAGAGGGCGCAACAGGGCATTAGCTCGGGGCAGTCAAACCCTGACGATCGGGATCGCGAGATCTACGAGTGCTATTGCGAGTTGGACGTCAACGGCTTTGAGCACAAGCTCAAAGGCACAGAGACTGGCCTCGAGATCCCGTATCGGGTGACGATCGATGCGTCGTCGCACGAAATCCTTTCAATCGTGCGCAACTATGACGAGGACACCGAGGAACTTCCCGAAGCTAGGCAGAACTTCGTGAAGTACACCTTTGTGCCTGGCATGGGGTTCTACGACATCGGCTTGCTCCACATCTTGGGCAACACGACCAACGCCATCACTGCCGCGCAAAGAGAGCTGTTGGATGCGGGAATGTATGCCAACTTCCCAGGCTTCCTGTATGCCGACACTGGCGCAAGGCAGAACACCAACATTTTCCGCGTCCCGCCAGGCGGTGGGGCTCTGGTCAAGACGGGCGGCATGCCGATCAATCAGGCCGTGATGCCGTTGCCTTACAAGGAGCCATCTCAAACATTGATGGCCCTCATCGAGAACATGGCTCAAACAGGCATGCGCATTGGCGGCACAGCCGAAGCCGCCGTGGGTGAAGGTAGAGCGGACGCTCCCGTAGGCACGACAATCGCACTGATCGATCAGGCCACCAAGGTGCTGAACGCGGTGCATAAGCGGATGCACGCCTCTCAGGCCGAAGAGTTCGCGCTCCTCGTGCAGTGCTTTAAGGAAAACCCTGAGAGCTTCTGGCAAAAGAATCGCAAGCCTGCGCGTGCATGGGATCAAGAAACATTTCTACGTGGTGTGAACCAAGTTGATCTTGTTCCACAGGCTGACCCTAACACCGCGAGCCAGACGCAACGGCTCATGAAGATCATGGCGTTGAAGCAGATTCAGGCATCGAACCCAACGCTGTACGATCCGATTGCGATTGATACCGCGGCGTTGAAGGCGGTTGGTTGGTCAAACCCTGAGCAGTTCATGATCCCGCCAGAGGCGCAAGGCTCTCCTCCTCCTGAGATGCAGAAGGAAATGGCCGAGATGCAGATCAAGAAGCAAGACGCCGACACAAGGCAAGGCGAGGCTCAGGCTCGCATTGCGTTGGATCAGGGGCGTTTGCAAATCGACATGGCCAAGGCACAGCAAGAGGGGCTTGCGGGTGGCGAACAGCAAGGGCCGACTGAAAAGGATGCCGCGGATCTCCAGATTAAAAAACAGGTGGCCGACGCCAAGGTGATGGACACCAAGTTAAAGGCCGCTTCGCTTCAGGCCAATATGCAGAAGGATGAGCGCGACAGTGCCGTTGAAGAGCAAGAGATGCTTGCCAAAGAGCGGATCCAGATGATTGATCTGGCGCAGAACCTCGCGGTTCATCCTGAGAGCGAGGACGAAGTTGTCCGGCTTCTCGGCAGTGTGATTCCGGCCATTACAGGAAAGCAACCACAATGAATGACGCCATCCGACTTGCCAAGAGTATTAAACCCGTTGCTCGAGTAAGGCTGTCGGAAGGTGGCGTTCCCGACATTAAAAACCCGATGTCGGTGTTTCCTAAGCCGCAACGCATGTTTCCCGAGGATGATCGTCCGGCGGGTGGGCAATATCTATCGATGCCTGACAAACAAGACGTGACTGGCCACAAATCCGCGGCGGCTTCGATCGGCATCGGCAGTGACGGGAAACCTTATTTCACAGCTTCTAGGGATGCAGTGGATGAGACGGGCACGTCCGGCAAGGGCAGTACGGTTACGAAGACTAACCTGTTCAAGAAAAAAGCAGGATGGCGGTGGCAAGACGCCCCTGAAGGCCACGAGGACACCAACACAATTGTCTCTGTAACGAACCGTGGCAAGCATTACTATGCATTGAACGCTCATTTTCCCAAAGGCGTAGATCTTGCGCGATACGAAAACGCGCCATCCGAACCGAGGCTCCGCCCGACAACTCGAGGCAATATTGACCTTGGGCCACAAGCCGGATCCATCTTGGTGAAAAGGAACGGGATGACAAAAGAGCACCCCGTCTATCATCACGTCATTGTCAAAGCGGACGGCGGCGGGGTGTTAGGGTTAGCTAAGTCAGTTAAGCCTGTCAGTGGGTATGCAAAGGGTGGTACTCCGCCTGTTACGATCGGTTCCATTCTTCAACGTGGGCAACCGATGCAACCCACAACAGCACCTCCAACGCCACAAGAAGTTGCGGCAGCTCGGGCTGACACGCGAGTTGGGAGCAATATTGTTAACCAACGTTTGGGCACCATTGTTCCAGAAGCAGATCGGGTTGTTGGCGGCACTTACACAGCCGGAGCTCCCAATGGAGGCCGTTGGGCTGATTTACCAAAACAATTTCTTGATAGCCCAGGCGTTGGGTTTAAAATTACGCCTGAGATCCGGCAAGCAGACAGTGCGCACAAGCTTGCTTTGTCAAACCTTGCGGCGGATCCTGACAGTAAGTTTCATCAAGCATATGCAAATAGCACTGCTCAAGCTCTTGCCGAGGCGCATAAGGGCGGCAATGAAATATTGCAAAATCTTTGGGAGCAATCCGTTGGTGAAAGTTCTCAAGCCGCCAAAAATGCGGTGACGGAACATGACGTAAAACCTCATTTTGGATCGCAAGACTGGGACAAATCCATGTCATTGCCGTTTCGTGACCACCTTTGGTATGAGCTTTCTGGTGAAAAAATGGCTGAGAACATGCCAGAATTGACGCCAGAAGAATATTTAAAGGGCATGGATCTTGTTGGGGCGACATCTGCTCTTGCAAAACCAGGTGAAAACCTTGAAAGAAGTCTTGGCGTGCTATCCCAACATTTGCGCGGCGTTCCGGCGGACGTTGATTTAACGATTCCATCAACCGTAAGACAGGCTTTGTCGCGTTCGCATTCTGGTGGGTCGTCAGCTTTGCCTGGAAACAAGACGGGGCACTTCTCTGATACGCTTGCTTTGACAGGCGGCGTACCAACAAGGTTTCCAATTTCTGTCAATGACGTTTGGGTTGGCAAAATGTTTGGCGTTCCTGATGATGTTATGTCGTCAAACCAGTCTTTACATGAGCCTATGGCGTTATATTTTAACAAAATTCGTGATTTGTATAACAAGGAGCACGGTCATGAGCTTCCATTCCAGTATCAAAGTTGGAATTTCCAAGCTCCTGCGTGGGTTCATCTTCGGGATGAACCATCTGGTGATGCTTACCATCAAGTTTGGGGCGGACTTATTAAAAAACTTCAAAATGCGGGTGTTCCAGGCATTGAAGGCGACAAAATAACTCGTGAAGCCTTTATGCATCCGAAGTTTGCCGATGCTTTGCGGCATACAACGCTTGGTTTCAGAGCCGCACCTAAATCAACCGTTGAGTTTGGCACAACTCAAACTCCTGTTGGTTCCCAAGCGGCTGAATTATACCGCCATGCGGTTAATAATGATGATCAAATATCGCAAGACCAGTACCTTAAAGGTCTAACAACCGCGATGTTCCATTCATCCCGCGGAAAACACCCTTGGGATATGCTTAAAAAGGCCATTACGGGAGATGTAAGCGTCAATTCTGATATCACGCGCATTACGGCACCCACCAGTGAAAGCCCATTTGACGCGGGTGGAACGTTTGAGGGGGCTGTATCGCCCAATATCCGTGTTCCTCTTAAAAATATGGACGATGAACAGATTGCAATGATGCATGCAATTGTTGGCAAACATTTGAAACAAGATGCAATGGCTACATCAGCCGTTCACATGGCGGATCCTAACCAAAATCCACAAAATGGTTATATCCGCGGCCACTCTTTGTTTGTCCCAACAACCGATACGATTGAACCGCAACACATTCGTAAACTTGCTCAGAAATTGTCAGATATTGGCCATGATATGAGCTTTATGCGGCACCCAAATGGGTACATGTTTGATACTGTTCCTCGTTTTGATGATGACGGGGCTCATGGTATTGACCATAATAAGTTGAGACAAGCCGCTGACCAGTCATTAGGAAATTTATATCCGACTGGGAAAATTATGGCGCACGATTATAAATCTGTGTATAATACGTCTTCAGAATACACAGATCTTAAAAAACAACTTTTAAAAAGGATACGAAATGAATTCATCGATCAATCGGTCGCTTCCGGCCTCTCACAAAGTGACGCACGGAAAATCCTCAACGGACCCCAAGGATCCAACGCTCTCACTGGCGGAGGCAAAAAAGCTTGGAATACCTACAAACAGAGACTTGCTTATCTCACCGCATCCGAGGAAGGTTTCAAAGACCTAGCGTCGAGGGTGAAAGATAGTCATTCTGAATTTATTAATGATGCAACCAAGCGCATGTCTCGATCGGGTATACCGTTTATTGGGCCATTAAGAACGCCTCTGCCTAAAAAGAAATCCTCTGGCGGTGGTGCTGAAGGCTCTGTATGGCATACCTACAAAGAAGGCGGCGAAGTCGAGCCAACATTCCAAGAGAAGATTGCCAAGCATCAGGAAAACTACATTCCTCACGACGATCCACGCCGTGGGGAAAGTTTGGCTGAGTTCCACAAAGACGCGCACCCAGATTTAAAAAACCCTGACGGGTCTCCGAAAGTGTTTTATCATGGCACTCGCGCCCTATATCAAAAATCTTTACAAGATTACGGTCCAACGCCAAATTTCCAAGAGTTTGACACCAAATCGAGTGAAATGGGCAGTCATTTTGGCCCACAGGAACAAGGAAATGAATTTACCGGATCCAAGCTCGAGCAACGTGGGCACATGTACCCCGTTTACCTGAACATCAAGAATCCTATTCGTTTGCAAGACAATGGTTCGTTTTCTCCTCGACGTGCTATGAGTCAATTGTCTAAAGAAATAGTAGAAAAAAGTTTTAAATATTTAGAAAACTCTGAACCACAAGAGGCACTTCAAAACGCTTTAAAAGAACACGGCCACGACGGCATTGTTTACTTAAACCGTCGCGAAGGTTTGAATGATTTAGGCAAACGACCAAGTCCGGAAAATCTAAGCCACCTTAGCGACGATGCATTTAAAAAGATTTACCCCGAGGCGCAAGACAGTTACATTGCCTTTGATCCGGAACAGATAAAATCTGCGTCGGGCAATCAAGGCACGTTTGATCCGTCAAAACCAAAGATGAACGAAGCCCGTGGTGGATTTATTCATCCGGTTCGTGCAATATCTGGTTTCCACATTGATACGGGCAAGGTTGGCCAACCTATGTTCACGGGAAGACTGTGATGAGCGATGATTCCTTGTACGTCATACATGGCGGGTCTGATTTTGACAAAATCAACCCATCTCGCTTTGGTTCTGGAGAACCAGGCGGCATTCGACCACTTGGAAAAGGCTTGTACAGTTTTGTAATTGACCATGAAGATCCAAAACGTGCGGCGTATGCCATTGATTATGCAAAACACTATTCCAAAAAATATGGATATGGAGATAAAGCTGTTCATGTTTTTAAAATTCCAAAATCAATTTCAACTTCATGGAATGGCGACAATGACGACAACACAAAATTTCCAAGATACCCAAGAAAAATAGAAGGCTTAGGCGGATATCCAGAAAAAGAACTTGCCGAGTACAGAGCCATTGATGACAAATATAAAGCAGTTAAAGGAACACCGGAAGAAGGTGATTCTTGGTTATATTCTAACCGTGCGTATGAAAGGCTCAAACAGGCTGCAGATGTGCAATTTCAACACTTGCCGATTGGTTTAACTGAAGCGTCAATCCATAACCCAGAAGTTGCCACAAGAATTGGCAAGTTTGACCTTGATACGCCAACTGAGGATATTCTTGGTATGGTTAAAAATGATGCTGCCAACGTTCCCCACAAAGAAGATGGCGGTAGTGTAGGGCATATTGAAAACCATTCCTCTGCTATTGCAGAAGCGATGCAAAACCATTTTGGCGTTCCTGTATCGGTAAGCAAATCTAAAACAGCATATGGCGAAAGCCATTATGTACAGCCAAAATTTAATATACCTCGTGACGAAGTACCGTTTTCAATTAGAATTAGCGATCATGGTGCTTGGGTGCCAAGACTTCATAAAATTGAACATCAAGTGTATCCTAAAAAAGAAGATAACCCTGAAAAGTTTATTGATGAATCAATTGATGCGGCAAAAAAATATGGCCAACGTATTGGTATTTTTCCAAAAGATGAATTTGTCCCGTTAAAAGGCGAAGTTTACCACCCTACTTTTGGAAAAGGCACGATTGTTAATTCTCAACTTGATTCTGCAAAAGTTGATTTTGGTGATAAAGGCGTTTTAAATATTTCGTCTCGGTTTTTGCAAGAAGTTCCCCACAAAGACAACGGCGGCGGTGTGATGGGTCAAAATGAAATTGAAAAAAATCTTCGTAAATGGACTGAAGGGTCATATTATAATAAATATGGCAACCCAAAAGTTTGGTGGCATTTAACTGAGGAAGACCCTCATAAATTTCAACTTGGAACAGAAAAAGGTTGGGGCCGAGGAGAAAACGGACCTCTTTGGTTGTCAGAGGATTCTGAGTTTCGTGGGGTTGGTGGCGGAGGAGGAAGTGGGAAACGCAACCCAATACCTTTGCACGTCAATGTTAAAAACCCATTTAAATATTACCACGTTGATGAGCTTGCTAAACGCGTTAAATTAACCCCTGAAGAATATGAAAAAATTTCAGATCCTGAAATGGATGAAAAAACAGATGATTGGGACGGCAATCATCAAATTCTTGAACGTGATGATGTTTTAAAAGCAATTCAAGACATGGGGCATGATGCTGTTGAAATGCGTGAGAATTTCACAAACAATTTAATGATTTTTAATCCAAAAGGAAAAGTAAAACTTCCTTATCGGGGGTATTATAATCAACTTGATCCAGATTTTGATTTTCCTAAAAACGAAGGAACATACGATCCAAATGATCCTTTGATTAACAAAGACAACGGCGGCGGCATCACCGCATACCAAGGCGGTCCCCACTCTGTTGGTGAAGAAGGTTATCTTGATGAGAAAATTGGAACTGGTGAGGGCGCACAGGCTTACGGTTATGGGCATTATTTTGCTGAAGCGGAGCCTATTGCCAAATATTACAGAGACAAATTATCAGTTGGGGATGATATTGAAATTGGAGGGCATCAATACTCTCCACTTTCTTTGATATCGTATAAAGAAAATCCACAATTAATAGACAATGATATTAATTTACATCGTGAATTTATTGATAAATTGTCTGGGCTTTATCGGGATCCTCTTGACGTAGAAAAATATTCAAAAACACCTATGAAAGACATTGAACGTCTGGAAAATCTAAAAAAACACCCTATTCCAGAGATTAATGTTGGCCACATGCACGAAGTCAGCATCAACGCTCATCCGGATCATTTTCTGGATTGGGACCAGCCTATTCATAACCAAACCAAACATGTTCAAAATGCATTGTCAGGATTGAATCTTTCCGCAGGAAAATATGGTGATACTCCGTTGGGTGCTCACCTATATAGAGAGTTGGTGCACAAATTTGATCAACATGATCCTGAAATGCTTAACGCTGTAAGAAATCATCCCAATCAACTGGCACAAGCCCCAGAACTTGCGTCTGCATTTCTTCATTCTAAAGGCATTCAAGGCATCAAGTTTCTTGATGCAGTATCCCGCAATGCAGGCGAAGGCACCCGCAATTACGTTGTGTTCGACCCAAAGCGCGTTGATATCAAACGTCGATATAAGGACGGTGGCGAAGTGGATGATGATGGCATTACCGCCTATCACGGGTCACCGCACGACTTTGATCAGTTTGACATGGCCAAGATTGGAAAAGGTATTGGGGAACAAGCATATGGACATGGGTTGTATTTTGCGGGGCATGAACCAACTGCTATTGATTTTCGCGATCGCGCAATTGCAAGCAAAAATATAAATGATTTTAATTTATATAGAATCTCAGGTTCTAATGAAGAATTTGAACCTCAAAAACAAGGCCACATGTATGAGGTTAATATTAATGCTCATCCTGATCATATGCTTGATTGGGATAAGCCGCTTAATCAACAAAGCCAGTATGTAACACAGCGTCTTTTTGAATCCGATAAAGAAATTCCTCAACTTTGGAAAAAAGTAAAAGACAATTTTGAATCTGAAGAAAATAACGGCAGTTATTTTTATCAAGACGTTGCTGCCGGACACCCTCAAGGATATCAAGGTGCTTCAGAATGGTTGCAACGCTCTGGCATTCACGGCGTCAAGTATCGTGATGTAACTCGCCAAGGTATGAAAGACGGAAAGCCAACTACCAACTACGTTGTGTTCGACCCCAAACGCGTTGATATTAAGCGAAGGTATGAGCAGGGCGGCGAAGTGCTTGCCCATGATGATCCACGGCGTGACGAAAATTTAGGTAAATTTTTACAAAACAGCAGAGTTCGCAATGGCGAAGGCGATCATGTGGTGCTTTACCACATAACGCCAAAAGACTTTGATACGTTTAAGGCAGGTGGTGACGATCCTGAATTAAGTGGCCCAGGTATTTGGCTTTCACCAAACAAACATCATTTACCCGCGGCTCACAATGTTGGCGGAGGTAGCAAAGGATATGACACAGGCACAAACGTCATGCCTGTTTATGCAAACATCAAATCTCCTTTGGTGTTGGATACCCGTGATATGATTGATTGGGCAAAAACGTCATATGGTGCGGGTAGCGAGTTTCCTTTGTACCTTCGCCCAGAAGTCAAACAAAAATTAATTGAAGACGGCTATGACGGGATCTTTTATGCTGGCGGACGAGGCGTTGAATATGGGACGAATGGCATCGGCGTTGGTGAACAACCCAATAGCGAAGAAGAAGTTATTGCCTTCCACCCCCACCAGATCAAATCCGCCATAGGCAACAACGGCAACTTTGACCCGTCCAAGCCTAGCATAAAAGAAGCTCGCGGCGGTCGCATTGGCTACGACTACGGCGGCGACGTTCGCACTGGCGACAATCCAGGTGGTGCGGCGGACGCAGCACGTTCGGCGTTAACCTCTTCCGATGCCGATCGAAACTATCACGCTGG